TGGGATGTTGGTGTTAAGAACGAAGCTGTTGAAAAGGTTAAGGCTAGACTAAAGAAAACAAGTAATAAAAGAAAAACTAAATACAGAAAATAACTATGAGAAAACTATTTACATTATTAGCGTTGATTGTGTATAGCAACGTAAGCGGTCAGTTTTTAAAGGAAGTTTATAACGACTTTTTAAAGTATGGAACAGTTTACGTAGCTGGAGATGTGAACAACCCTCAAACAGAGGTTAAAGAATATTTTGTTAGAACAGATCCTGCAGATTTTTATGGTATACCAGAAGTAATAGATGAAACAACATATCACCCTTATGACTATAGGTTTGGGTTTGGTATACGTAAACTAGCTAGATTTGGTTACGAAAGTAAACCAGGTAACTTTTGGACAGGTAACGACAAGATAGAAAAACAAACAGCTTTATCAGCACCTACATCAGCTGTTAAAGGTTTAGAATACTTATTACATTGGGAAAAAGAAAGACAAAATGGTGATGAGTTTACAAATAAAAGATTATTTATAAGACACACTGGTAAATATCATATTGTCAAACTAGAAGACAGAGAATCTGGTAACGTAGGTTTTGAATATACTTCTGGTGAATTAAGAGCTAGATTACCTATTGGTAAAAAGTTTAGCATATCAGCTGGAGCAATATATCGTACGCACCAACAAGCTTATGGTTATAACCCTATAGAAATATGGCTTAATGAAACTAAGATAGATGAGATCACTGGTCAAGAGGTAACCGCTAATCCATGGTACTCGTTAGGTTTTGAATATGGTTATGATGACTGGTATTATCAGTCTAGTGATCAACTAGGTAATTTTAGATCTGATTGGTATTGGACAGATCCTGACGGAACCATAGTTGCTTGGACTGACGTTCAATTCAGAGATGAAGTATTTGGTGATCTTATGAATAGATTTAATAACGAGGCTCACGCTTTAATAGATGCTTTCGGTGAAGTTGCACCTATTATAGGTTTTGATTTTTATCATTATAAATCTAAGTTTTGGTTACATGCTTATGGTAACTGGATAATGCCTTATCACAAATACTTAACAGGTGACGAGGATGTTTCTTATTTAAATAGAAACAATTGGGGTAAAGGTGGTTTAGCTGAAGATTCAAACCTAGAACAGTGGAGTGATTACCAAGCTGGATTAATGTTTGGTTGGAAAGTTAGTAAATCAATAGGTGTATTTATAGAAGGTGAATATACTAAGTTTTGGGACAGTAAGATATACAATAGTAATATAGGATTAAACTTCACATTTAGATAATATGGCAAAGAATTTAGACGAAAATCATCAAATCGGTATAGATATAGATGGAGATGGTAAACCAGATTTTGGTTTATCATTAAAGACAATAGGCGCAATAATATTCGCTATAATATCTTTAACAGGTGTTTGGCTAAGCTTAAAATCAGATATAGCTTTAGCTATGGAAATGCCTGAGCCCGCAATATCTAAAACAGAGTGGGAATTAAAAGACGAATTAATACGTAACACCATCATGGATACGCAAGACGATGTAGAAATGATATTAGAAAAGTTAGATAAACTAGACGAAAGAATATACGACATACAAAAAAATAGATAACCATGAAGCAATTTATTTTAATATTAATATTAATACCTTTTATATCATATACACAATCGGATGTTCCTGATGAATATTGGATAGATGATTCTAATTTTCAAGAAGCTATAGAGGGTAAACACGCTTTTGGCGATGATGATCACGACACTATAGTTATAGAATTTTGGGCTAAATTTAATGATGTAAATTGTTTTGCTGATTGGAGCAAAATTGAAAATGCTAAATACTACAGAGTTGATATAAGTAAAGCTCCTTTAGCTAAAAAAGAATATAGAATACGTATGGCACCAACTTTATTAATATTTAAAGACGGTGAGAAAGAAGCAACATTTAAAGCAGGTTTAGATTTACTACTACCTACAGATTTAAAGGAAATACAAGAAACAATAAACGAAATTAACACAGCAAATAGATTTTAATTATGAAAGAAAAAATACAGAAATTAGTAGACAAATTTTGGGACTGGGTAATATCAACAAAGAAAAAACATGAATCTAAGTAAACACGTATCGTACAAAGAAGGAACTTATAGTGTAACAGCAAATAGGCTAGGTTTAAAGAATGATCCTACAGAGGAGCATTTAAAAAACATGAAGCTAATATGCGAAAAAGTATTTGAACCTCTTAGAGGTCACGTAATGCACCCTATAAAGATAAATTCTTTCTATCGTGGAACATCTTTAAACAAAGCTATTGGCGGAAGCTTGTCTTCACAACATTGTAAAGGCCAAGCAATGGACATAGATGATTCATACGGTAATGCTACTAATGCTTACATGTATAAATGGATCAAAGAAAATTTAGATTTTGATCAAATGATATGGGAGTTTGGTAACGATAAGAATCCAGACTGGGTTCACGTTAGTTTCGTTAACGAAGGAGAGAATAGAAATAGATGCTTGAAAGCTTATAGAAAAGAGGGATCAAGAAAAACTTATTATAAAATTATATAAAATGAAAAACAAAGACAAAAGATTTTTAGTTAGATGCGCAGGAATAGGATTTTTTTTAGCACTACTAGTTGGGTGTGGAACTTACGTAAAACAGCCTGTTGCTAGTCACATAGTTGCGGTAACAATAGAAGGAGATACTATCTTAGTTGCTATTGATAAGATTAGACCTAACATGTACCATAGCTATTATCCTGTTTACAGTAACTACTACAGACCTTATTATCATAACAACCATAATTACGGTAATTATCAGTTTAGATACTCTGACAATAGAGGAACTAGAGGAACTGGTGGAACTAGTAATAACAACAATAACAATAATAATAATAATAATAACAATAACAACAAGCCTGTCGTTAAACCAGTACCTAATATGCCTAAGAGTCAAGGTGGTACTGTAAAAGACCCAGGTAGAAAATAATTAATCATGGAAAGTGCATACACTCAACAAGGATGTGGACCACAAAAATTAGGGTCATCATTTAAAAAGAAAATGAAATGCTGGAAAGGTTACAAAGCCGTAGGTAAAAAGAAATCACCTAGTGGTAAAAAAACCAAAGGAGGTAAGGCTAAGATGGTTAACAATTGTGTTAAAATTAAAAAGTAATGTTTGAACTACCGGAATCAGCTTTTTTAAAAAAGAAAGGTAAGATAAGGAAAACCACTAAGGGTAAGGGAAGAAATTTCAGAACTAAGGAGGAAGGAGCAGGAATGACTGCTAAAGGAGTTAAAGCATATAGAAAGAAAAACCCTGGTAGTAAATTAAAAACTGCAGTCACAGGTAAGGTTAAACCAGGTAGTAAAGCGGCTGGAAGAAGAAAATCGTTCTGCGCTAGATCAAAAGGTTGGACAGGTGAAAGAGGTAAAGCTGCTAGACGCAGATGGAAATGTTAATATGAAGTTTTTTGATTTAAACAATAACGGTAAATACGATTGGTGGGAATATATCTTACCTATTTTATTGTTATTATGTGTAGAAATTATAGCTGAACTTGTAGCTAAATCTTTGATACCTTAGATTTTTTAGGTGCAGCTTTTATAAGCTTCTCACCCTTCATCCAGCCATCATATTTTATTATACTAGAATTTGTGTCACTAATTAAGTGCCACTTAACTTCTCCTCTTCTTTCTAAGAAAGAAACATACTGTTGTTCCATATCTTTATCATGAGCTGACTTATCCATAACATAACATGGTAAATGCCAACTATGAGGATCAGCCATACTTAAAGTACCTCTCTTGTCTCTTAGACCTGGTATGTGTACTGTCTTTGCAAAAAAGTCGAAGCCTATAAGATCAATAGATTTATAGGTTTTTATTTTGTTTATAAACCAAAGTAATGTTATAAAACCAGCACTTGGTCTCAAGTCTTGTTTGAATAAGTTTTTACCAAACATACTCATAACCTCAACTAATTCTTCATCTGAATACATCTCTGTATAACTAGGAAAATTCTCTGGCAATCTATTCTCTAAGATCCAGTCTTTTAAACGAAAGTTTCCTCTACATCTATTTAAAAGAATCTTAGTATTTTTAAACTTACCCTTCTTAAACTTAGTTTTAGCAGTATTAAAGCACGGTGCTCTAAATTGACCCGTTGCCCATATATCACATTTAGTTCCTATTGACTCTTCTTGTTCGGTTGTTGCTAATAAAGCTCTACCAAACCTAACAACAATATCGTAGGAATCTATAGTCTTACCAAGCTTATGCTTCATAATTTCTACAGAATTACCTACGAATACTATTCTTTTATTTTTTACAGCTCGCTGTATACTTTCCACCATTCTTCAGATAATTCAGAATCTTTATATTCATCAAACCAAGGTCCACCTTCTGTGTAGTGTATAGCCCTTGCATTGTTTTTAGTTATTTTGTCTATACCTACTAGCATATTATATCTTTTAGGTAACTCACCTATAGCTTTTTCATTTAAAAACTTAAACTCATGTAGTTGAGATGGTGATGCATTGTCTAAATATTCTTTTGATAGTTTGTTTTTTAATTTGTTACAGTTAAATAACATTAAGCTAGACCAATTCTTTTTAGGATATGATTTATTAACTATGCCGTCCATTTTATTTGACTTAGCTTCATAGTCTTCATGTTTAACTACAGATATAGCGCTTTCATTCATGTATCTACTTATCTCTTGAGGATTTACCCTCCATAAGAAATCATTATCACAAAAAATAGCGTATCCGTTATAGTTCATTAAAAGAGGTACATAAAATCTTGTAAAAGAAAATTCAGTTGATTCTCCCTCTACATCTTCTCTTTCATAAATACCATTTTTCTTTAACACTGACTTATCTAAATAAGTTATCTTAGCTTCTGGCCAATACTTTAATATTGAAGCCCTGCATACTTTACTTGCTTGAGGGTACTTTGAATCGTGCCCTATAAAAATTCTAATACTTCCTGGTTTTTTATTCATTGTTTACTTTTTTACCTGATGTTTTTCTAGTTATGTCGTCATGATTAAACTCTGCCCAATACAGTTCAAATGCAACTCCATCTTCTTTACCTTCAAACTGATGATACTTACCTGGTTTTACCATTGTAAAATCTCCAGGTTTTAATATTGTCTCATCTACAAGACCTTGATCGTCTTGCCAGACTCTTATTATCATCTCTCCAGACTCTACAAAAAAACCGTTCCATTTAAATTTATGCTCATGTTCTGAGCACTTATATCCTTTATTAAATTCTATTCGGTGAAACTCTAGTACTCCGTTTTTGTGTACCATTTCGGTTGCACCCCATACTTTTCCTGCTTTCATTTTTTCTGATTGTGTTTGAAGTAAGGTCTCTTCCAACCATTAGATGTCATTGGAAACCTTCTATTTATTATTACTTGTTTTTTTGGTTTTTCTAATACATCTACCATATTAAGCCATTTCTCTCTTCTATTATCCTTATCACTTGATATAACAAACTTATCTAAGCTTTGTTTTGGTTTGTTAGTAAAATGTATACTACAAAGTATTCTAGGCCCAATAGTTTCTACCTTATGAAACTGATATTGAGGTATGTATAGCAAATCGCCTTCATCTAGTATAAACTCGTCTAGTATTTCTTTAGGTTTATTAGGAATAAACTCTTTATATATAGTCCATTTAACCTTACCATATTGGTGAAACAAAAAGTTCTCTGTTTGATCTGCGTGAGCAGGAAAGCTTTTAGATCCAGCTTTAGGTGAAACATAAACATTGACTTGGCCTTGTTTAAAGTATTTCTCAAACTCAAACAACATATCTAACAACTGCTTGTTTTCATACTCCGCAAAAGGTATAACAAAAGATTTACCTTTAGTCCAAAGATCGTGTATTCCTTTTCTAGTAAAAAACTTTTGTTTTATTTTACCAGACTTAACCTTGTCTAAACACCATCTGTTATCTTCATCATCAAAATCTAATATTTGAAGATGCTTAATATTTGGGTATCTATTTATATACTTTGTTAAATGACCCCAGTTAAATAAGTTTTTATACTTATTTCTTCTAATTACTAAGTGTTTTTTGTTCCAATACTCTTTAAAGAAAAGACTAACTGGTATAGGATCTAATATGTCTTTTATTGTTATTTGTTTTTCCATTATCCGTCACAGCTTACACAGTTTTCAGACGTAGCTTCTTTAGCTATGTCACCTCTAAGAACAGACTCTGTTCTCATATAGTATAGGGTTTTAATACCTTTTTTCCAAGCATCTAAATGAACCTTGTTTATAAACTTAGGTTCTGCTTCTGATGGAAATGCTAAATTTAAACTAACAGCTTGATCTATATATTGTTGTCTTATTCCTGCTTGGTTAATTAGTTCTAGCTGATTGATTTCTTTGAAAGTTCTGAAGACTTCTTTGAGCGGTATGTCGTGATCGCCCAATGTAATTTTCTCTAATGCTTTTACGTCCTGCACCGAGCCCCCGTCCTTTAAGATCTGGTCCCATATTTTTTTATTATTTAAATTGTTTTCTTCTAATACTTTTTCAAGAGTTGGGTTTTTACGTATGAACGTACCTTTTGCGCTTTGGTCTGTAAAGACATTAGCAGCCCAAGGCTCAATTCCAGGACTAATATTCCCAGATAACTTACTGTTGCTAACAGTAGGAGCAATAGCTCTAAGATGAGTGTTCCTAAATCCTGTGCCAACGCACCATAATGGTTCACCATAAGCTTCTGCCAACGCCATGCTAGCCCTTTCCGATTCGATTTTAATTTGCGAAAATATTCTTCTTGTTTCATATTGTGATAATAATCCTTCGAAAGGTAAACCTTTCTGTTGTAAATAAGTATGCCATCCAACTACACCTAAACCTAATGCTCTACCTTTTTCAGCAGATCTTACAGAGTTTTCAAAACCTCTTCTGTTTTTAGCTTTTTGTATAAACTCTTCTAATACACCATCTAAAAACCATATACTATCATATATTAAATTACTGTTCTTCCACTCGTGATACTTAGATAAGTTTAAACTAGATAAACAACATATAAAGCTATGATTTTCATCTGTGTGTAAAGTTATTTCACTACAGATATTAGTCATGTGTACTTTTAATGCATTGTCTTTATAAGCAGAAGGGTTATTTTTATTAACATTACCCTTAAACATTATATAAGGTTCTCCTGTAGCTTTACGCTTTTGTAACAACTTACCCCATTTACGTCTAGCAACTTTATCTCCATCTCTAAGCTTTCTCATAAACTTATCACCTACGACTGCACATTGATGTAGATTAAGTGATTGACGGTTTACATCACCCTTAGGTTCTCTTATTTCAACCCAGTCTTCAAAGTCTTCATGTTCAATGTTTAGATTTACAGATGCTGCTCCTCTTCTAACTGATCCTTGATTTGTAGCTAAAATAGTAGAATCATATATTTTACAAAAAGGTACAACACCATCTGATGTGCCGTTACCTGTTATGTTTGATCCTGCTGGTCTTATTTGGTTTATACCAATACCAACTCCGCCTCCGTGTTTAGCTAGCAACATCATTTCTAAATTCTTTTGGCCAATGTCTATTATACTATCTGCGACATCAATACCAAAACAACTTATTGGCATACCTCTATCAGTACCAGTGTTACTAAGAACAGGACTAGCAAGACAGAGCCAACCTTTCCAAATGTAATCAAAAAAGACTTCCTCCATTTCTTTCTTCTGTAATCTAGTCGCAACTGTTTTAGCAACTCTTCTGTACGCTTGTCTTGGTGTTTCATCTTCTAATAAATATCCTCCTTGTATTGTTTTCTTGTATACGTCAGACTCAGCCCAACTTGGGTAGTCTACACCTTTTTTCCATCTATTACTCCACATTATTTTTTAGGTTTAGTGTGTGTATATCCTTTCTTTTTTAATTCTAAATGTTTTTTATATGTTGCTGCTTTAACGCTCTTAGAGCCTTTATACATCATGTGTGTTTTAAATTTTTCTGCCATTTTTTTTATGTTATTAAGTGTTTAATCCAAGCAAATAAACCATTAAGGTTTAATGCTACTAAATTCCATTGTTTTCTCGATCCTGTTTGTATCATAACACAAATAAAACCTACTATGTATAGCATCGGCTCTAAAGTCCACTGAGCTGCAACTAGAAAACCGGCACCCATATATCCAATACGGGTAGCCATTCTTTCTAGTGGTTTTAATTGTCTTCTTCTTTCAACAAGAAATTTTCTCCATTTATAATTTACCATACATCTTCAAAATCTTCTCCTTCATTTGCTTTACTATAGTCAGTTGACCTAATCGCGAAAAAATCAGTGTGGGTATGACCCCCAGTAAGATGATAGAACCAATCCAAATTACCCGCTGCTTCTTCGTCATATGAGAAGTACGATCCAAGATCGATGTAACCCAATTCCGTAAGTTTTTCATTTGTTCTTTTTCTTATAAATTGTTTTAAGTCATAAGCTTTAATGCCTTCAATGTCACCCATTTCAAACATCTTATCTATATACTTTTCTTCTAGCTCAACCATTATCTTAGATGCATCTATTATGTCTTCTCTACAATCTTGCAAAAGAGTTTTATCTTCATCACACATGTGTCTAAACAACTGACAACCCATTCTACTGTGTAAAGATTCATCTCTTACGGACCATTTCATTTGTTGCCCGATCCCTTTGAGTAAATTACGTAGCTGAAAGCTATAAAGTACTGCAAAAGCAGAATATAAAGAAACTCCCTCTGCGAAAGCAGAAAAAACAGCCAATGACTTTCCGATACCGACTCTATCGTTGCCATCATATGCAACGAGGTTGTCAAAACGATCAGCCGTAGCAGGTTCATGTAAGAACGCTTCATAATCTTCTAATTTTAATGTTTCATTTAAATAACTATACGCTACAGCGTGTACAGTTTCCTGTGAGCCAAACATCATAGCCATTTGTTGTATCTCGTGCTTTGGAAACCACGATACTACCTTCTGCGTCCAGTAATCACTTACTGCACATTCAGTTTGAGCAAAACCTAATAGGATATTTCCTACTAGGTGTTTCTCTTTTACTGTTAAAGATTCGTTCCAATCCTTAACATCTCCACTCATTGGTATTTCAGTATGTAACCAAAATGCTTGAGCTTGTTTTAACCAACCCTCAGTATAATACTCAGGGTAGTCAAATGGTTTGTATGCGATACGCTCATCAAATAATCCCATATTTTAATAGTTTAAAGTTAAACAAATGTCAAATATACCTACGTAAATTACGTGATCTATTTTATCTTCTTCTGGATATTGTCTATACCCAAATAGTATTCCGTTAAATAAGCCAAAGCTTAATTCCCAATTATTTTCCTCCATCTATTTTTTTTATAAGTTCAACAGTCATATCACACTCTTTTTGATTTTGAGGTTTATACAGGGTAAAAGGTCCTATCCTATTGTTTGCCATTAGCTTTTTAAACATCTTCCATCTTAATGGAAAAGATTCGTTAGCTCTACCTTTTGTTTCAATTACAAAACCTTTACCTATAAAGTCAGGCGTGTATTTTATATTTAAAATCTTTTTATTACCTCTGTTTTTATAATCACCCTTTCCATTACCGCATCTTTCATAAGATTCAAATGGAAAATCAAAAGCTTCAACCAGTTCAAATGTTTGGCCCTCGTAAAGAGCCTTGATCTTGGCTTTTCTTAAAGCCATCCACATATAACGTTCTAAACCTGATGCAAAGTTTATCCCGTCATACGTAATTTTCTTAGACTGAACAGGTCCTTTTTTTCTTTTAAAGAATCTTTTCTTCATTTACTTCTATATTGGTTACATCTGTAGTAAATCTTTTATAAGCAACTTCTTCTATCTCATCTTCTAAACATCTTCTAGCTGCTTGTATATACAGTATTGCATCCATTAGTTCTTCTTGTACATCAATTAGAAATCTATTAAGATCTTTTTCTTGACCTTCGATCTCTTGCATCATTGTAGCACCGTACTTTTTCTGGCCTATAAGGCTTCGTTCGTCCATCTTTCTTAAGACTTGTTGAACTATTTTATCTTCTGTTTTAATTCTCATCTTTCACAAATGTTCCGTTAATCATTTTTCCTGTTCTCTTGTTTATAACTTCATATGCTGTTGCTATACACGTTTCAATATCAACACCTTCTAAATGTGCTAAGTTTGTAAGTACAACAACCATATCACCAATAGCGTCAATTATTTCTGGCTTATCATTTTTTAATAAAGCTTTTGCAAGCTCTCCAGCCTCTTCTTGTAATTTAACGTATTGTGTGTGTGAATTACCTTCATCATATAAGCCTCTGTCTTTGGCCCATGTTCTTATAAGATCAAACATTTTGTCTGTTGGTTTATCATTAGTTGATTCTAGTATAAACATATCGACATTGCTATCAGGTGTTCTGTTTGTGAAGTTTGATAAAGCTTTGTTGTATACGTAGCATCTATCATTATTAAACATGGAGGTTTTAACGTTGTTCATGATCCAATGAACCATTTCAACTGTTACTTTAAATTCTCCATATTCTGGGTGTTGCCATTTTATCCCTATGTTATCCATAAGTTGTCCTTTTAGTTTATTAACTGGACAAGGGAAGGTTGTGGTTTGTTCGGTCACGTTTATTTTCATACTGTTTGTTGGTTTAAGGTTTTTGTATGGTACCATATCTACTCGGTACCCATATTCTCTCTGTCTCTCTAACTCTAAAGAAGATATATAATCTATATCATCTGAGCTTTCTAATATTTCATATTCATCGGGTGAATAGCCTTGTTGTATTGTGACCCGGTTATTAAGATCACAGGTAACGCCTATCTTTTTACCCGGAATGTGGTATAAATGATATGTCATAATTTATCGTTATATATGTGCATGTTATGTGCGTGATGGTAATACCATCCGACGTCAATAGACAGTCTGTCTGCAATCATTTTCATCAATGATGTAAATTGATATTGATCATTACAGAAACCGTACCAGATGTCATTAGAACGCATATAAACAGACATGTTAAGCTTATTGTCTATTATTGTAAACTGTATTGCATAAGTACACGGCGTATCTTTAGCATACGTGTTGTGTTCTTTACAGTCGTATATACTGATAGCCGCGTGTCTAGTGTTAGGGTTGTCTCTTAATTTAGCAACAACATAATCTATTTGATTATTACGTTGCCATTGCCAACCATAGTTAGATCTTACATTTCTATCGCTATCAGCCATTGTTTCCCATATAGGTGGAACCTTACCATATAATTCACCTAGCTTATCTATACTAGGATCTCCTGATAAGTACCATTGCCATTCAGCTTCTGCATATTCATGAGACCATTTTCTAAACTTATTTTTAATATGATTATCCATTGGGTCTGAAATTGTAAAGCCAACATTAAACAAAGCTTTGGTATTATCAAAGTCTGCACCTGTTGTTATAAGCTCATGCATTATACAATTAAAAGCTTCGTTAGCGTGTGTGAATTTTCTTCGCATATTTTTCGTAATAGTATTTATAATAGTTAAATATAACTTCCCATAGTTCTCTAGAATCATAATACTTAGGTGATCTATTTATCTTACCGTTTATATTTATGTCTATATACCAACTCATAAAGTTTTCTTTACAAAAAGGTGATATATATATTCCATTGTTTATACACCAGTGATATGCTTTGTATTCATCACTGTTGTAAGAGTAACCGGGATCTCTTTGTTTTTTCTTTCTCATGCTTCCCAAGGCATAGGTTCAGCTTCGTTTACCGCATTTATTTGTGGTATAAAAGAACCAGATCTATGTTCCCATGTAAAGAAGGATTCTGCTCCGTTCTCACCTAGGTTTTGAAACTTACATTTTAATACTTTAACTTTAGTATTTTTAGCTTCATAATCTCTGTGTACTAACAGACCGTGATAACTAGCATCATACCATTCACCACCACCTTTTATATTATACATTGTAGGTTCTTCTATCTTTCCATCTTGGCCTTTATACATTTTAGTTGGATGTGCTACTATAAATGTTAAAACATCATACTTTTTACAAAAGGCTTCTATCTTTGCTAGATAGTCCATAGTATATCTATTAACATCATCTGAAACTGCATTTGTATCTCTAACCTTGTTGAAAGGATCAATAACTAAGCATTTAATACCTTTACGTTTGACTAGCTCAGCACCTTTACGTAGTACTGATTCTAAGCTATATTTATCCATGTCTATGAAATAATAGTTATCATTAACATGATCGGAAACTTCTTTCCATTTACTGTTGCCAATATCACCAGGCGCAGGCATATCACCCCAGGTCTTACGCATAAGCTTGTGGGCGTGTAAATATATGGGTGCATTCTCAGGACTAGCAAAAGCTGTCTTCCAACCATACATCTTATTATAACCTACTACCATCTGATCAACGAAATCTGACTTTCCGCTACTAGGTATCCCAGTAACAGTGATAAACTGGCCAGTATAAGTACTGAACACACTATCAAAGTTAGACAAACCAATTTGAAAGCCAGGCTTGAAGCCATTTTTGACAAAATCTTTAAGTTCATTTTCTATATTTTTAAGGGTTGTTACGTTTTCTAACGGTACAGCATGCGCAGCGTGTATAGCAACTTTTAGTGCTTCTACACCATGTGCTTGCAAATACTCATTAGCATCTTTACAACCTTCAAAATCTATTAAAAAACAATTCTCAGCGCCTAGCCTACGTATAAACTCTTGTCTAAGCATATTGCCAGGTTCATCAGCATCTACAGCTAATATTATTTTCTCTTTGTCATCAAAGTAATCAATACAATTATCTAGGTAATCTAGGTTATTGTGATTAAGTGTCGCCCCATTAGGTACTGATATTACATTAGGCAAACCTGCTTCATGTAATGCCAAGACATCCATTTCACCTTCAACTATTATACAAGTGTCATGACCTACAATACTATTTATATTGTAAAAGATCTTTTCAGCACCTTTATATAGTTTAAAGTTTTTACGCCCGTCTCGGTATTTAATATTAATGAGCTTGTTACCCATATAATAATTAAACTTTATCGCGTTCTCATTCTTACCAGTCTGTGGCATAAACTCAGAACCCTCGCCGACATCTAAGTCGACAAGAGTTTTCTGAGATATACCTCTAGACTTAAACCATTCAACAACTTTACTACTTGGTACTTTAGATGGTTCCATATTTGGAACCGTATATTCTCTATCGCTAGTACCTTTACGTTGATACGTGTGTAATTGAAAAGTTGAATCACAGTTGTGACAAGTACCGAGACCACGTTCCCAATCATAAGAAGCACATTTCTTTTTCTTATTCTCAGGTTTCCTTGTGTGTGAACAAACAGGGCATGTGCCTTGTGTTTTACCTACTTCAAGGTTGTGTTGATTGAAATCATCAATCAAAAATCCATTAATCTCTCTTTCTTCTACTTGCATTTAATTTAATTTAATTGTTACTCTCCGTCTCTACAGTCTGGGCATATATCACAGAAATCATGTTCCTCCTGCGATACTTTTTGCCCACACATTTCACAACTAAAAGGGTAGATCATCTGCTGGTGCAGCAACTGGTGCTGCTTGCTGAGGTTGATCTGTTCTTGGTGCAACCGCGACATTATCGCCGTTCGTCCAAACCACCTTTACGTTACCTAAATAAGTTTTAGCAGTTTTAGCATCTCTTTCTTCTTTAGTCTGTTGTACAGACACAGGACCTTGATTGCCAAACTGATCTAACTCATCATTTAACGTGATGGTTATCGGTAAGTATTTACCTTTTTTACCTATAATAATTTTATCTTTAGGTATTGTATTAAGGTTAATACTTGTAGCTATTATACTTGCCATATTATACTGTTGTTTGAAATAAATTATTAAACATTGCTCTTAGCTCAGTAGTACCTACCGAAGCTCCCGTAGCTTGTAATCTACGTCTAAAGTTGTCAGCTTTTTTACTGTACAAATGTAAACCGTCTGATGCATTTTTGTTTGCATAAAACTCTGTTGTAGGAAATGTCATTCCTGTCATTGCACATTCTTTTGTTGTAACTTTTCTTTTTCTTGCCATAATTATTATATTAAAGTGTTTTACTTATGAAATATTGTTTAGGATCGAAACCCTCGGACTTATAGAACAGCTCATAAGCTTTTTCTGCTCTATCGACCTTGTCTTTACCTTTTGAGTAAAATTCATCTGAACAATCAAATATTCCTATTTGATGTGTCGTCTTATCTATTACAATAAAAACCATATCATAACCGAATAACATTCGATATATGTATGCTTGTGAGTCATAGTTATATTTTGATGCTGACCAGCGAAACTTATTTATATCTGCTGTTGTCTTCAAATCAATAACTAGTTTGTCTTCATGATTTACAATATCGGCTTTTCCTTTCCACATGTAGTCACCTAGCTTTTTAACAGCTGGCACTTCATAATCTACATTATTGCCTTGTATTAAACTACTACAAACTTCATTGTTCATCATTTTATCTGACATTAACTCTATACCATCTACTTCATGTTGTAATAAACATAACTCACCACCAGACATTTCTTTATAAGCTTTAGTATTTCTACTTGATGATTCTACGATCTTATATTTCTTAAGCTTGTCTGGCTCAAGTATACAAGTATGAAAATAACCACCTATAAGAAATGCTGAACTAGGTTTACTAGGCTTCTTAAACGCTAATGGGTTAGTAAGCAAAGTTCCTATGTCTGAATTACTAAGGTATTTCCTGCCAAAAGCTCCATAATAGTCCTCGTCATTTTCTAGCTTTTTTAGGATTTCTTTTTTAGTCATACTATAGTGTTATTTGTTTTTCTATTTCAGGAGTTACATTATATTTCTTTTTGATAGCATCTAGTTGACCTCCAGCTTGTACAAATGATTTAGCTTTTTTAATAGCTAAGTTATCCATTGGTAAGCCGTTTGTTGCGTCAGCATCTGCTGTATCATCAATTAAGAATAAATTTCCTAATGCGTATTTCTTCCCATAACTCGAAGCTGTACCGAACTTTTGAGGCATTTGCATACCTTTTTGTTCTAAGTCTACACCTACTAGTGCGGTTGCGTGTATAGCACTTTCGCCATCACTAACCGTAGCAGTCGATTCTATTATAGGAAATGAACTACCATCAACAAGTGTTTCGTTGATTGTAACTGATACCCCTAATTCTAATAGATAAGGTTTAGTTGCTTCGAGAATGTCTTCGGCTGATCGGAAGTTGTACTTGCCGAAGGAGTTAAATCTACTTTTCTTCGATTTAAACTTTGTCTGGATCTGAGCCAGTTTTTCATTTAAAGTCATATTTAATTTAATTTAGTCTATATATATAATTACACGTTAGCGAATCATTGTTAAATAAAATCCGCTCCATAAACTACAGATAATCAAGCACTTGCGAGTGATCTACATTATCTATAAGTTTATCTACAGCTTGTTTTTTTAGCTGTGAAACTCTTACGTAAGATGAACTGCCTTCAATTTTTAATAAGCTTGCAATTTCTTTCGCAGAGTGTTTGTCGCCATGTAATCCATAACTTAATGTTAATACTTGATATTCTTTTTCTGTTAAATATCTTTTCAATATACCATCAAGATACATATTTAGCATGGTCATGTTATAAGGTTCTGACTTATCAGGTATTTGATAAACCATATCCTCATTATCAGCTGGTTTGTCATCTATACTTAAAAATATAGAATTAAAAAACATTGAAACCATTTTCTTATCTTTACCAAAGTTACGTCTAATTTCGTTAAGTTTATGCTCAGGTATTCTCATGTCACCACGATTAATATCTATAGCTCTTCTTATTTGACCTCTTATTCTTTTTGATAAAAAAGATTTTATAGTTTTTTCTTGATCAGGAGATTCTTGTAATAAATTTAAATCTAACCTGTCCACTGCTTTTGTTAAACCAGAACTACCTTCTTGTATTAAGTCCATTATAGTCATAACACCAGAAGCTTGTTGAGTTGTAGAGAATTTTCTAGATATGTTTTCTACTAGTGGTAGAAACATAGTTATAGTCTGTTCTCTGTTTAAGTTAGTAAATACGTTATTTTCTGCTTGTTCTCTAAGCTCTAATGGTACTGATCTGATCGACTCAACGACATCATTCTTCCATCTAACATAATTAACTACGTTATATTTCTTCATTTAATATTTGTTTTTCTTTTTTGACTTGTTTACTTAAATTTCTATAAATAGTTCTTGTAGAACAATCAAGCAACCCAGCTACTCTGCCCCATGTTATTCTTTTTGCATCATGGTTTAAGTTTAGCATGCATTGGTATATAGATTCTTCATCAACACGTGATGATCTACCTATTAATTTTCCTACAATACTTAGTTTCTGACTCAAGTCTAATCCTGAGTACATGTTAAATACTACTTTACGTAGCTTATTCGATGGTGCATCACCACCTTGGTTAAAAACATCTTCTATCATATCATTTAATATTTTTTGTTTTATGAAGAAGGTTACAAAACCATTTTGTTTGTCTGCTATAAATCTAAACACTGTATATAGTTCCTCATTAGGGTCAGAGTTTAAATAATATAACACGAGCATGTGCCATTTCAACGACTTGTATGTTGTTATCTTAGCTTTACTATTAAATAAATGATAACACTCATACGTACCGTCTTCGTAGTATTTATATTCTTTAGTTTCTATGCTAGGTATATCATTAATAGGATCTTGCCTATATAATATACGTCTATCATTTAACCATTTTATATTTCTTTCGTATGACATTTGCCTATTACTATTTATCTTTTAATCTCTATTGTCACATTTTCCCATTTACCAGCTTTTAATTTTTTAGAAACTAAAAAATCTATACGTGATGTCCATCTTCTATTCATTCTGTCTTGTACGGTCCATTCTCCATCGAGATCGCCCGCACCTGTTACTATTACTTTTACGCCAAAGGTCAAGCCTTTAGCTTCTAAATCTCTACTAACAGCTATCCACCTGTGTGATTGTGGATCTTCCATATTAATATGTTTACCACTAGCTGTTATGTGTGGAGTACTGTCTGTTTGTTCAGGCACTGCATGGTATATCGTCGCAGTAACCAACAACATCTTCAATGTATTTAGTATCATATAAAGTTTCTTTGTTATGCGCTATGTTTTTCTTTTCGTGTACGTAGTACAGCCAATATGCGTGTATAGCACTTTCACGCTTGTATTCATCAGGCATACACTGTGGAGGTTCTGAAAAACCTGTATGTAGTATACCGTCAGGATATTTAGCTAGTGGTTTTTTACATTTAGTAATTGATAAATGTGTTTTACCATAGCGTTTAGTATATTCATCACCTAATGCTAGCATGTGATAATATAACCACAAATAATGACTAGCACTCTGTCTTACCCACCTTGTAGATGGGTGATTGACGTGAGCTTTTTTATAAGGTACCCATTCAGTTTCATCTGCAAGACTGTGACAATGATGTGCCGTACAAAGCATTTGAGCTGATTCTAAGATCATCTTAACAACATGCTTATTGTATTGCAACCTCGCAGCTTTTACAGGGTCTGAATCTAAATAAAATATATTCATTGGTATCTTTTGTTATCTAATCTGTTATAGTGTTTGTCTAATAAGAGGTTTGCTACCTCGTTTGATATTAAGTTGTCGTTGTATAGTTGCCATATTAATTTACTCATAGTTTCTGATTGTTTTAAATAAAGGATGTCTATAGCTGTTAGCTTTAGTACGTTCGAAGTAAGTAAAGGTAGCACGCTGGCCAATATAGTCACCTATATTATTAAGTATATTAGCTAGATCCTTGTAGGTATAACCTTTACCCGGTGGACAACCGAACCTTATACCTTCGTCATCTTGCATTATAAATTTGCCAAGCGTACCTGTCCTCTTGCCTTTACCTGTTTCGTAGCCTACGATTGTAGCTTCGGTATCGCTGAAGTCTTTAAACTTTTGTAAGTTGTAAGAACGTTTTTGCTGATACGGTTTATCTAGTCTTAGTATAGAGCCTTCGTAGTCATTAGCTAGATTTCTAGCGTGATAAACTTTAGCATCATCCATTCTGAGTACTATATTTGTAGGCACATATTTAACACAGTAAGAATACATATCACTTGTAGTAAGCTGATTCATTCTGTAGCCATACGGTTGATCCATTACAGTTTCTATATAGTCATAGCAATGAAATTGTATTAAATTCTTAGCTTGTAGCCTATCGTCACTAGTTGGTTTTTGTTTTCTTACTAGTGATATAATCTTTTCGAAGTCATCACGTAGATCGTGGTTGTATAATTCGCCATCGAGCACTACATCAGGTGAGTGTGCGAAGAAATCTTGCAATGATTCTTCGATATGAGCTATATTAAAGAATTGTTTACCTGTACGTGAGTGTGATACAACTTTGTCATTATCGAGTTGTATAACACAACGCACGCCGTCAAGCTTAGGTTGTATAAATACATTCTCGGACCAGTCGACAGGTTTTTTATCTACTTTGTATGCGAGCATTGGTTTTATCATAATTTATCTAGTTTATTTTGTATTATTTTAAGTTTATTTTTTATTGTTGCTGCTTTCATGTATTCTTCTTTATCTTCGTACATGTTTAACAGTGTCATTAGCCTAGCTAACTCAGATATAAGAAACTCTTCATCTGTTTCTTTAAATGGTACTTGGCCTTTGATTATATCGTTGATAGACATAGGAGACATAGCGTGGATTTCGTTCTTCATTCTGTAAAGAAGTTTATCTAACACTAAGTCTGCAATTGTATCTAGCATATCGTCATCTATATTATCGTACTGCATTCGTATTTAGTTTGTATTGTTTCCAGTCTGTGTAATCAAACTTTTCAGGTTGAGACCATTTTCTAATTATATCGTCTATTTTATTTACAAATACACAAGAGTTTGTATACTGATTCCAACAAGTTATCCATACTTCAGATTTACCTGTCCATATAATATAAGTATATTGATGATCTATTCTATTGTGAGATGGGTATAAGTATTGACTGTTGTAATGAAAGTCTTTAACTAAGTGTGATGCTATTCTTGATCCATCACCAAAGTTGTTAAAACCTTCATCAACCTGCATGTGCTTAACCCAATTGGCAAGCTCTACGGCTCTATATTCAGGGTAACCATCGTGATGTAAATACATATTTACATAGCTATCGTCACTGACAACACTTGGATTACAAGCGAAGCCTAGGTCATTATCTTCCGCAGTCGACCTATCTACTACCATTGTTACGTTTCTTGTTGACATATTAATCTAGTAATATCATATAAGCTTTTGGATTAGTATCTCTGAACCAGTCCATGCCTTTAATTAATTCTTTTCTTAGTTTAGTTATGTATGGATCTTCTATATTTGAATCCATATCAAACGTCACCTCTATGGTATACGTAGCACCCATTATAAAATCATACATACTAGCTTCTGCTCCGGTTAATAGGCAACTTTCACCACTAAATGGATTTGTTACCTCTTCTGGTGAGTTATACCAAGCACCTTTAAACCAGCTTGGTTTTTCTTGTTGTTTAGAATCTATCATCGATTGGTTTTTTAATTGGTTCTTCATAGCCTTCATCTACAAGTACATCTTTAATTTCTTGTTCTTGTATTTCACAAATACTTTGGTAGATCTCGTTGAACATATCTGAGTACCAGTACTCATCTACAAAGTCAGATGCTACATATATTGAACCGCCGCCGCCTGCTCTTATAGCATCTTCTAGTTCTGTAGCTAAATCGCTGTCATAGTAATGTATATGTTCGTTTATAGATATACGCTGATCGTCATGCGTAGCAACAAAAATCTCGTAGCCATCAGCTGTATTTTCAGGGTATACGTAGTAATCTGCACTAGCACCATAGTCGTTAGTTATTTCTACTTCGTAGTAATCTAGTACAGCTTTTTGTACAAATTCTTCATCTGATAACTTTTCATCGTCATTTGTTGGAAAGCCTCTTTTGATCATTTCTTTTTCTATGATCTCGTCTGTTATATACTTTTTCATGATTTATCAATTATTTTTTCGCCATACATAAAGCTGTAACTGTCAAGTTTCCAGCTATCTAAGTTGCCGTAGGTTAATAGGTCTCTGACTTGGTCGATTTGTAGTTCTGACCACATCATTTTAGACATAAGAGTATACTTAAGTCTTTTAGCAGTGTTGTACTTTCTAGCACTAGCTTGCAATTCTGTTTTAACGTCGGGCAATAGCATGTCGTAGACGGATTTAATTTTTGTCATAGTTTTTATTATATAATCGTTTAGTGTTCGTATTTGTTTTGTTGCGGCGGAAGGATTCGAACCCCCGACCTCAAGGTTATGAGCCTCGCGAGCTGGCCACTGCTCTACGCCGCATTATATTAAGAGAGATGTGCCCACGAAGATCTTCGTTTACGTAAACCCGCCGTTGTTTATGTGGACAAGTATATTTCTGCATATCTGCCATCTCTCTGTTAGTGGAAGTGGGCGGAATCGAACCGCCGTTATAATATACTCGTATGTTTTTCAGTCGAGTTACAACGTCACACTCACGTCTATATTATCTTACCTTATCACTCCCATATCCCTCACTTGTTTTCAGCACGAGTACAACCGTGTATTCCCGTGAGGGTATTTATCAAGGCACCAGTCGCGGACCGGTACTAACTAGTATTATGCTTTATCCGCGCTTTCTTGTTTTGGCACACCACGATCGAGCGTATTGTAATGCTCCGGTAATTGCCTAACGTGACCAGTATGACGCCACCTTGATATGTATAGCATTGGAGGATCTTCGTTAGCTTAACAACACATCCATTCGTTTGGTACTGTTGCCATACTAATCCCTCTACCGCTATAGTTAGTCTTTATAATGTTCTTCGTATAGTTTTACAGCTTCTCTAATATCTTCTATATTATAATCTATTAGTATTCTGTATGCTTTTCTGTTTGGTGCATGAGTGTATAAAACTTCTTTGTTTTCTTTTTCCGCCTGCATTTCAAACCATTTTTTTACTGAATCACTCATTGTTTTAGTTTTATTTGTTAGTTAGTTTTTCATCTATATGATTAGCGACCAGTCTCATTAAGTAACTATGAGCATCACTATATGTATCGCCCTCGCTTTCGGGAGGTAGAAACTGGCCGATCTGCCAATCACATTGTTTATACATTTCATCTATTAGATTCTTAGCTATTTCTTCAGCTACGAATTCCATTTGTTTTATTGTTGCCATATTATCTTATTCTGCCTAAATTTGTGCCATAACCTCGACGCTCGGTTAGCTTACGTATACGTTTCGCCTGTTCTTTGGTAGTTATCTGAATAGTATTACCAGTTTTGTGGTAAGTGATACTAACGCAACCATATGGCTGAGTAGTACTGCATTCGACGCAAGAGGTATAACCTAGTGCTAACCGACCTTGAGGTATTATATTGTTACATTTACATTTTTTCATACAATATATAATCGTTAGTTATTCGTATTTAATTTGTATAACTGTCTGTACTTGGTAATCCACTGTACTCACATTTACTTATTTTATGATTTCTTAAGTAATATTCTAGCATGTAGTTTAATCTTGCTAGTTGATTCCATATAATAGCTCTTGCTACACCTACATATTCAGTAGTTTCTAAACCATTTTCAGTTAAGAAAGTAGTTCTTCTATTCTGCTTGTATTGTTTGTTTATTTGATATGGTGAGTAAGTGCCATTTTGTTTTCTTACTGAACCACTTTTGAACACAGCTAATCTTAGATTACCTTTACTTCTATAATGAGTTGGGTGACATGGAACAGGGAATTCAAATTCTCTTGTACCATTGATAGCTTGTCTTTGTGTTGTGACTTCTTTAATATTATACTCTACTAGTAGTCTTCTAGCGAACGCATTTTCAAGCGCTTCTTGTTCGAGTTTCCATGCTGTTTTATAGCTCATAGTTTACATTTGGTTTTATAGATGCGGCGATATTCTGTCTGAATTGCCACTCGTTTTTTCTGTATTTATCATCAGTGCACCATCTTTTCCACGCGATAGTACGTGTAGATTCACCGTATTTTGTTTCGAAATCTGTTACTTGTTTAAGTTTTGCAGCAATTTTATCTGCTGAATAATCTTTATAGTGTTTTATAGAATTCATTGTATTTATTTTCTAAGTAGTTTTCATATAAGCTTTGAATATACATTTCATCATCAGCTTCTTCGTGAGTTAGCTCGTGAAGTTGTAAGAATTTATTAAAGATTATATCGTTTGTATTATTATTATGCATAGTAGTGATCACCGATTTTACAGTAGCTAGTGTACTCGTTAACATAAGGTATTCTTGTTACTACTTTGTCACCTAACCTTATATTTTTAGGTTGATCAAAGACGTCATAAGTAAGTATTTTTAATGATTTCATAGTTTAATTTATTATATTATCGTGAAGTATTCGTATTTAGTCTGTGATTTAACATAGAATCTAACATATTATTATTATAGCGAGACCAATATTGTCTTTCTACTGCTTCAATTTGTTTCTTAGATATACTAATTATCTTATTGTGGTTGTGTTTTCTCATATCATTATATAGTCTAAATCCCACTGATCAGTATAAACACTGTGTTTTATATTATTCTTTCTTAGAGTGTGTCTAGTTTCGTTAAAATCTTCAACAGTATACTCATATAGTATAAATT